CTACAAGAACGTTTATCTAAATTTGTAGGTGGAGTTGCTTTGGTTCACGTAGGTGGAAGTACTGAAACTGAAATGAAAGAGAAAAAAGATCGCGTTGACGATGCTCTACACGCTACACAATGTGCACTAGAAGATGGCATTGTCCCAGGTGGTGGTTCAGCTTTATTGTATGCACGTGAAGGTATCACTTATTCAAAATCTGAATCAGATGATTTTAAATATGGTAAAAAATTAGTTTACAAAGCATGTGGTAAACCGTTTGAAACAATTCTCCATAATGCAGGATATGCTGAAAGTGACATGTACCCAATCAATATGGAAATCGGTATGTCTGACAATGTGTGGAGTGGATACAATATCAAAACCGAAACTATCGTTAATATGAAAGAAGAAGGTATTATTGATCCACACAAAGTAACTAAAAACGCTTTATTAAATGCATCTTCAATCGCAGGTACAATCCTATTAACAGAATGTACAGTAGTAGATAAACCAGAAGATAAAAAATCAGATGGTGGATTTGATCCATCAATGATGGGAATGATGTAATATGAAAACTGAACAAGTAGAATATAACGAACTTATCGCAACACGAGTACCCCCTGGAGATCAGTGGGTGCTCGTAAACGATAAAAATAAAGTAATTCACAAGTCAATTACTGACGCTTTAGAAGCCTGGTTTGATGTAAATCAAGAAAAAGCAGAATTTCGTTTAGCCCCTTTAGATAGTAAATTATATGTTATCCGAAGTGAAATTAAAGAAATCCAACCTGAACCAGTTAAACGCTTCAATATTTATGGGGATCCGATGTAATGGATCCCTTTTTTTTGAATATTTATAAACATGAAATTAATGAGCTTTTTATTTGAAAATGATGAACAAGACCAAAATTTAAAAGGTCTTAGACGTAATAAAGAAATTATTTTATCTACAAAAAATACTCCAATTGAACAAGTAGAAGCGGCATTAACTGATTTATCTAATTATGGACAGTATGTTCCATATCAACAAAAAGTTAACCCATCAATTAAATCCAAAACTGCTAAAATTTTAGGCCCATCAGGAGGCCCTAACATGAAAACCCCAGCTAATGAAAGAGAATGGAATTCAAGTGGTAGAGAATGGAGACTAGCCAAAGCTAAAGATATTGGAGCTAGAACTGGTATGGATATTGAAGGATGGGAAGATTTAAAATTTAGCCAATTACCTAAAGAAGCTAAAAGATGGGATGTTTTTTACCCACCATCAACTGCTGAAAATGTTATTAAAGCTATCATTCAAGTTAGCCCTAAATCAGATATATTACGTTGGGATAACTATGATGGTGTTCTTGTTTTCCCTAGAAAAGTTAATCCTGTTATTCCTAACGATGAAACCCTTGAAAAAGTTTTACAAACAGTAATGAATAGTGCTGGTATAACAGATTTTATTGTTAAAAAGGAAGAAATTGGAGATGAAGCCCCTAAAAAAGAAACAATAAAAATAGATGCTATTGATCTCCCCCCAGTTGAAGATTACCAAGCAGATTTGTTAGGATTTGAAATTGAAGATACAATTACTAAAGGTGGTCTTAATTATTCCCATTTAAAAGTATCTCCACTCAAATCAAAACAAACTAATAAAGTCATCCTTAGTATTTCAGGTTTTAGAAATAAGAAAGAAAGAGAAAAAACTGAGGTTGCTCTTAACAAAATGAAGAGTGAATTACTTGAAAATCGACTTAAATTTGAATTTCAAAGACGAGCAGGTATTGTTAAATAAATTTGTTTTATTAAAAGGTTTTTAGTATATTTAGGTTATGAAAGAAAATACGTTATATGTAGAACGTTTTCGCCCTACCGAACTGCAATATTATGTTGGTAACGAAAACATTAAAGAAACAATACAAAAATACCTAGACCAAGGTGATATCCAGAATTTCATATTCTATGGCCCTGCAGGTACAGGTAAAACTACCCTGGCTAAAATTATTGTTAAAAATCTAGATTGTGATTATCTTTATATAAACGCATCTGATGAAAACGGAATTGATACTATTCGAGAAAAAGTAAAAGGATTTGCTAGTGCTGCATCTTGGAAAGGTATCAAAGTAGTAATCCTAGATGAAGCAGACTTTATTACCATCCAGGGACAAGCCGCTTTACGAAATGTAATTGAGACATTCTCTCGTTCAACACGTTTTATCTTAACTTGTAACTTTGTAGAGCGAATTATTGACCCACTTCAATCACGTTGTCAGGTACTTAAAATTGTACCACCAACAAAAATGGATGTATATAACCATTTAACTTGGATTTTAGCTGATCAATTAAGTTTGTCATATCAACCTGAAGATATTAAATCATTGATTGTAAAATATTATCCCGATATGCGTAAAATGTTAAACGTTTTACAAATGTCTGTAAAAGATGATGCTATTGTATTTGATGAAACTGTAGTAACATCTACAAGTTATATTAAAGAAGTATTAAAAGAATTAATGGGTAGTAAAAAATGGCTTACTATTAGACAAATTATAGCAGATTCAAATGTTAAGGATTTTGAAGAACTATATCGCAATTTATTTGAATATACCCCAAAATATGCTCCAGGCAAGGAAGGATCAATTGCAATTATTCTAAACGAACATCTATATCAATCAAACTTTCGAATAGATAAAGAAATTAACATAATGTCTGCAATTGCTAAAATAATTGAAGTAATATGAAATACTTATTAAGATATACTCTTTCGTGGATATCTCAAAATTTAGCCATACCTTTTTGGACAATTGGTCATATTCATTTAATGACAACAATTTATGCTGACATACATGAAATATTAATGTCACTTGGAATGAATTTAATTGTAGCAGCTGGATTCATAGCTGACTTCATAGATTATAGAAAAGATAAATTAAATAATAAATAAATACAAATGGAACAACCTAGATTAAACATTGACTTTAAAAACACAACAGTCGTAACTGGTCATAACGGCGGACATTTATTTGGACAAGCAATTATTCTCCGTAAAGTATCTAAATTTTTAATTGGAGCTGACGAAGACTCACTTATCCCCATCCCAGTATTCTATGATTTAGAAAGTAAAAAAATCATTTTAGATACGCTCCCTCAAGATATTCGTGAAGAATATAAAGATATTGCCCTTGACATCTAAGAAGCAAATAAAAGATATATGGGGGTGGTTAAACGAAATCACCCTCTATAAAACTCCCATCGAAAATATTTCTGAAGATTCATGGGAAAAATGGAATTCTTACATGATACATCGATATGTATCTATGAATATAAATTATGTTGAATTAGCTAATTTTGTTCAAACTCTACCATACGAGAACAAACAACAAACATATTTAATTTATAGAGAGATGATTCCAAAAGCAAAGACGTTCTTGAAATATGTCAAGTCAAGAACAAAGAGACAGCCTGCAACGTTGGTAGAGTACGTAGCAAAACATTTTGAATGTAGTTTAGGCGAAGCAGAAGAGTATATTGACCTTTTACGCGAACATGGTGTACGACAAGTGTTGTACTCTATGGGTATAGAGGATAAAGAAGTAACTAAGTTATTAAAAAAATGACATCAAACAGAGAAACATTTGGAACCGACCCAAACGACCCACTTAAAACAAGAACCATCCATAAAACAGACTCAATCGTTGATTCAGTAATTGATCAATTTGTATCTAGAGCACGTTTTGGAAAAGAAAAATACGGTACTGATTTAGATAGAAATGACCTAAGTGTTTTAGATTGGATTGAACATGCCAAGCAAGAACACATGGATGCCATATTATATCTGGAAAAACTTGAACGAATACTAAAGGGCTAATATTTATAATAAAATATTTAAAATGGATAAAGAAACTTTACGCATGCAAATGCTAGCTGGTGTAATCACAGAAGGTCAATACAAAGAAAAATTGGAAGAAATTGGTATTGGAGCTGTATTAGGGGGTGCTGCTGTAGCAGCGCTTGCTAAAAAAGCATATGGTGCCTATAAAAATTATGCTCTAAAAAAAGGGATGAAAGAAACCGGAAATGAGAAAAAAGGCACAAATGGTATCATCGCTAAAGAATACATGTCTGAAAAAGATGGTAAAACATATTGGGGTATAACTTATGAAGATAATACAAGAGATTCTGGATATGAAAAACCAAGAATTTTCCTCTTCAACCCGGAAAAAATTGATAAAGTATTAAATTCTGATATACAATTTGCTACATCTGATGAAGATAGTATGGCTGATGGTGCTGAAAAAAAACTTGGTCAATTTATAGCTGATAAAGTAGTAATGCTAGAAGGAAAAAATTCACTTAACGAGCATTATGTTGCTGGTGGTATTGTAGGGATTGGAGCAATCAACCAAATCCCCCCTCGTGAAAAAACAGATTATGAAATGGCGTTTGAACATTTTTTAGGTGAGCGTTACGAAACTAAATTCGAAAACAGAGAACAAGATCCTTATACAATGGAAGAAGGAGAAGGTGAAGTAATGGTGGATTCTAAAATGTTAAAGTCATACATTGACCAAATGATCTCCCTAGCAGATGACATGGAATACACTCCAGAAATGGTAGACGAATTAGAAAATCTTAAAAATACTTTATCTGATGGATCTATGAGTAAAGAAGATGCTCTTGATATCATGCAAAAAACAATTGATATAACAGAAGATGATATTGATGCT